AATCCTCTACCTTGGGTAGAAGAAATGATTAATGCACCAACACACACTAACTTCTTTGAGAATAGAGCAACCGACTACGCAAAGGGAGCACTTTCTGGAGATTGGGCTGATGTATGGGCACACTAAGGAAACAAAATGAACGACAAAATAATAACAGCAGAGTGTCACAACTGCGAATCATCTTATCAAATTAACTATACAGAAGAATTTGTGTCCCAAGAATATCCAGAACATTGTCCATTCTGTGGAGAACCCATCGAAGAAATTCAAGAAGAATATATAGAAGATGAGGACTCTGAAGATGACGAGGAATGGAATTAAATTGGACATATAATAACACTGATTTTACAGAAGACTTGATTGGTGATAACTACGGATTCGTTTATGAGATTACTAATCTCACGAATAAAAGAAAATACATAGGCAAGAAATTTTTTTACTTTGCCAAAACCAAACAGGTCAAAGGTAAGAAGAAAAAAGTGAAAGTAGCAAGTGATTGGAAAACTTATTATGGTTCCAACGCCGAACTTGTGAATGATGTTACATTACACGGAGAAGAAAACTTCAAACGTGAGATACTGCACCTTTGCAAAACTAAAGGCGAGTGTGGTTATCTAGAAGCAAAAGAGCAATTTGTTCGTGGTGTAATGGAAAGTGAAGATTACTATAATACATGGATTATGGTAAGAGTTAGGAAATCACATATTAAGGACTATAATGCTAGACTTTCTCAAAGAAATAAAGAATGAAAAATTTGATGCTTTTTTCTTCATTCCTGGACCAGAAGAAGATGTAGTAAAGGTAGAGGGAGCAAGGTATAAGGATCCTGGTAAAACTATCGATGGAAGTAAGATGGGAGATATGTATCACATTATGTTATTTAAACAAGATGATGAGGGCAATCCTGTAGATCCTGACCTATTTGAAGCAATTTTAACAGAACCTTTGGAATATGTTTCGAGAATGATAACATGCGACTTTTATGGATTAGTTGCTAAAAAAACAACAACCTCGAATGAATTTATTCAAAATACATTTGACAAATTGAAGGAAGTATCGTAAAATAGTATTTCCTGAACAAAGAGTGTTATCATGATATTAATTGACCTAAACCAAGTCCTGCTCTCTGGCATTATGGCACAGATTGCATCACAAAAAAATGTAAAACTGGAAGAAGGACTTGTTCGCCATATGGTGCTCAACGTCATTCGAACTCACACCAATAAATTTCGTGAATATGGTGAAATTGTGCTGTGTTGCGATAATCGTAACTATTGGCGTAAATCCATATTTCCTTTCTATAAAGCTGGAAGAAAAAAAGCTAGAGAAAAATCTGATCTAGATTGGCATCTAATCTTTGATATTCTTTCTAAACTAAAAGTAGAACTCAAAGAAAATTTTCCATACAAAGTGATTGATGTTGAAGGTGCTGAAGCCGATGATATTATTGGCACATTAGTACCTCGTCATATTATGCATGAAAACATTCTGATTATTTCTAGTGATGGAGATTTTCTACAACTTCAAGCATACAATAGCAGAAGTGAATTTAATGTGAAGCAATACAACCCCGCTTTGAAGAAGTTTGTTATTTCGGAAAATCCAATAAAAGACCTGAAAGAAAAAATCATCAAAGGCGACAAAGGTGATGGTATACCAAATATCTTGTCTTCCTCAGATTGTTTTGTTCTGGATAAACGACAGACTCCTATTACAAAAGGAAAACTAGATAAATTTCTGTCTGAGCATTACAGTAACTATGAATCTATAGCAAATACTGGATTTACCCGTAATCAACTCCTGATTGACCTGTCTTTAATACCAGGTGATATAAAGGAAAAAATCATAAATACTTATGAAGAAACAAAACCTGCTCCTAGAAGTAAGTTGTTGAATTACTTTATTGAGAACCGACTGAAGAACCTGATGGATGTTATTGAGGAATTCTAATGAGAAACATTTACGAAGTATTTGATGAATTTGAAGAAGCAAAAACAAAGGCAGATAGAAAACTTGTAATACAAAATAATCTTTCTCCTACACTTGTTAAAGTTTTGGAATATACCTTTCATCCAAATTATAGATGGACAATAAAGGAAATTCCAGATAATTATAAAATTCCCGATACGTTACCTGGTGTTTCTTTTGGACATCTAGGAACAGAATTAAGAAGAATTTATTTGTTTCAAGAAGGACATCCTACTGCTACTAGTTTGAATGAGCAAAGGAAAAATGAACTGCTAATTCAACTTCTAGAATCTTTAGAACCAAGAGAAGCAGAAGTTATTATAGGAATCTTTAAAAAAGATTTAGGCGTCAAAGGATTGACATATAATTTTGTCAAGGAGTGTTTTCCCAACATGTTACCATGAAAACAAGAAAAGAAAAATTAATTGTAACGATTGGTGCTTTTGATCCTGTAGAATTGTCAGATATTGAGTTTCTCAAAAAAGCTAGAAAAAAAGGTGATTGGTTAATCGTCGGTGTCCATTCCGACATATACCTAACAAAATATGAAAAAGGTTTTCTTCAAAACTATAACACAAGATCGGAAATCGTCAGAAATATTAAACAAGTTGATGAAGTGTTTATGTATAATGATACTGACGGTACCGCATGTCAACTTCTCAAAATAGTACAAATGTGCTATCCTAACTCCGATATATTTTTTGTCTCCAGAAATGGAGATAAAGAAACCTCGCCTGAAGGTAAAATGAAAGGCATCAAGTTCCTACTAATGAAATAATGGAGTCTAAAAAACCAAATGAGTAAATTTGCTGGTAAATTCCGTAAAAATGATGATTACGGTGATGATTTTGAATTTGTAAAATCTTCAAAAAAGAAAAGAAAATTCAAAGAACATGGCGAAGTTAAGAAAAAGTTAAAACAATGGGAATATGAGAATCGCCATGGTGAAGATGAAGAATTCAGACGTTACAAATATTGAAACAAAATAGTAGTTGACAATTCATTGCTTCATTGCTATAATGTAGTCTCAGTCACTAGAGATTTACATTATGATAATTTACGGACACATACGCAAATCGAAGCCGAAAAAGTTGACAAAGGTGCAACAAGCAGAATATGATGCATGGTGCCGTAAAGTCGGTATCGGTGTTGTTTCTAAAAAGATAACCCCGTCAACTTTCAAGTCAACTGGTAAATTTCCTAAACTTGATATTCCCGCTGATCGTGATCCTAAACGATTTAAGTCGATTGACACTGGTGTGCAGGTAGCTAACTGGAATAAGAAAGAAAAAGTCACCTATACTGGTGATAAGATGATTGGTATCGGCACTTTACACAAATCTAATGCTGTTCCTGTTTTTAATAATATGGAAGCGGAAGAAATGGCTAAAATGAGGCGATAAAATGAAGATTATTATGAAAATACCAAAACCTGTGTGCAGAACACCTATTCCTGCCCCACAAAAACACAAAATTGATGTAAGATACAACCGTAAGGTCAAACATAAGGAGAAAATTGATGTACGAACCTTTGGATAATTGTATTTTATATAATGAAGATTGCTTAAAGACCCTGGATCGGGATCTCCAGTATCACTATGTCATTACATCACCTCCAGATTTTGATGAAATTGGTGAAAATCCGGACGAAACCATGAGAAAATGGGAATTTTTGATGTATGACACCTTCTCTAAGCTCAAACCAATCAACAATGTCGTTACAATTGTCCTCCGAGACCGAAAATCTGGTGGAAAAATCATCAAAAAACACACCTTTGTGACCCAAACAATGGAAGAATTGGGATGGGTACATAAAAGTCAAAAAATATGGGTCAGATCAAAAGCAGCTAATCTATATCGTTTTAACTACTCCTTCGTTTTAACCTTCAAGCGCCCCGGAAAACAGTTTTCTCGGGAGGAATTTAGCGACCTTGCTGTTCCTGATGTATTAGAACACCCCGTAAAACCATACAATGGTTATGTTGACAACTATCCTACCGAGTTACTGAATCACTTTATCGATGTATACACAAATCCTGGTGAATTAATCTTTGATCCATTTATGGGATCAGGTAGCACGGCAGAAGCTTGTGTTTATGCTAACAGGAAATGGTCTGGATCAGAGATTGTTCCTGAAACATTTGAACTTGCAAGAAATCGTTTATCTACAATTTATGATGAAAGGAAGACCGAGTATGTCGGACTTAAATTTGAGTGAAATGAATCATTTTACCGATGAAGAAATTGTCTTACTTGAGGAAATGAGTGAAATGTTGGATGATATGACCTCAGATGAAGTGGAAGATTTCATTAGAATGGTTGAAGTCATGGGTGAAGCAAAAAAGAAAATTAATTTTTTGCTTATGGATAGTAGTTCTTTTTATCATTAAGAGGAATAAGTATGGAAGTCGAAAATACAGTAAAATTGCAAAATCAAAAAGAAGCACTGGATGAAATTGAACAGGTTATTAAACAGTGGGTTATCAAAAGACGATGGCAAGAAGATTTAGATCACTATGAAGATTTAAGAAAACAATTTCTATATGGATAAACCATGTCAAAAGTATATACCTCAACAGTTAAAGATTGTGAAGATGGTTCTGGAGATGTGTACATTGAACTTCCTGATGAAATGCTGGCAGACCTAGGATGGAAAGAAGGTCAAGTATTGGATCTTAATATAAAAAAGGATCCAACGGGTAATATCATTGTGTTAACTGCTGTTGCGTAAATACAACAATGAGGTTTTCCATTGACAAATCATTGGATCCATGAGATAATGCATCATCTTCAATAGAGAGATATCAAATGCAAACTACACAAGAATCCAAATCACAACTCGCCCGCTTGATGGCGACGGAAAACCTCATTGTTGAACACAAAAAAGTTCCTACCGCTTATTTTAATACAAAAGAACGTAAGCTGGTAATTCCCATTCTTAAAGATACTCTTACTCCTGAAATGTATGACCTGTTCGTGGGTCATGAAGTAGGTCATGCTCTGAACACTCCCGCTGAAGGTTGGCATGATTCAGTTATTGATTTGAAAATTCCTAAAGTTATTCTTAATATTGTAGAAGATGCAAGAATTGAGAAACTCATCAAGCGTAAGTATCCTGGTCTTCGTTCCTCTTTTTCGAAAGCATATCGTCAACTTTATAACGATAACTTTTTTGCAACTGAAGGTGTTGATCTGAATGGTATGAATATTCTAGACCGTTTGAATATTCATTTCAAGATTGGCGCACACCTCGGCATCAAGTTCAATGAAGAAGAACTTGCAATTGTTGATGAAATGAATCAATTAGAAACTTTCGATGACGTTA